TTATAAATTATTTAAAGTTATAATTATAAGTTTTATAGATGATTATATGGCCACAAACATAGCATTTAAAAATAACATACTTATAGTGTGTAACATTATTAATGTTATATATCATGTGCCTCAAATTATAAAAACTTATCGCACAAAATCGGTAAAAGATTTTGATCCTTATTATTTATTCTTAGGTAATCTTCATAGTTTATGCTGGGTAATGTATAGTATTTCGGATAATAATTATTTAATGTTGTTTAATAGTTGCATTACTGTGTTTTCTATTTCTTTTGTTAGCTATTATAAAATTACTTCTTATATTAGTGACTATTATAACAAAAAGAATTTAAGTAAACTTGATATTAATATTGAAAATAGTGATACTAATAACAATAAAATTATTATTGTTAATAATGGCGAATAATTTATTTTTAATAAACTTATAAACTTATAAACTTATAAACTTATAAAATAATGTTTTATAAACGTAAAACACTATTTTACTATATTTATTCTTCTTTTATGTAACTACTATTACATAGTTTTTTAATTATTTTTTCCTCATTGTGTTCCTTAGTATTTGCTATTGCAACTAATGTATGAGTATAATAGTTTTGTTTATATTCATTGTTTTGAAAATCTGGATTTTCTTTTGTCCATTTACTTAATGCGCAAAATTGCTTTGTTGATACATCTTTAATGGCCTTCCTGATTTTTTCTTTATTAATATCCTTTTCCCAATTGTCATCGTCCTTAATATATAACGATTCGCGTTTTAAATCAGTACAATGTATCGGTCGCTGATACAATCCTAATTTACTCATATTTTCTATTATTACATTACTTAATCCATTTACTAAACCGTTTTGCTTCGTATAATCTAGTTGCTGTAAACTAACTTGTATTGACTTTATAAAATCACTCATGTTTATTGCATCTTTACATCGCTCATTAAGAAAAACCTGAATGTTAAATTTATTGTTATTGTTGTTATTTGTTATAAAATTGTTGTTTCCTAATTTCGGCAACATTTCACTTATTTGATTTTGTTGCTTCATCATGTGATCTTGTTGCTTGATAATAATCTCTCTCATGTCTTTATTATCATTCAGCAATTTAATGATTAAGTCATTTGTTAAGTCATTTGCTAGCGTTAACTCATTATTTGAATTATCCATTAACTTTGCATTTTGCAAAAAAGTACATTTTTTTTTATGAGCATAAAGCCCTTGCCTGCTTTTGTACTTTTTTCCACAATTACAAATAATTTCTGCTAAAAGTTCGGATTTTTTCACACTAGCTGTCAACAAAATGTCAACGTTTGTATTATTTTTATGTTTTGCTGTGACAACATGTTTATTATAATCTTTTTTGTCACTCGTAGCATAGTTACAATTTATACATACAAATTCATTGCGGATTTTTGCGGATTTTTTTGTCAACATTTGTCAATAATAATGTAATAGCTATATATTTAATATATATTTTATATAATTTTCCGGATTTTTCCGGATTTTTTGTAAACAAATGTCAATAAATGTCAACAAAAAGTTGTATTGCGCTCTTTTTTGGGGATTTTGCCACTTTTTTCGGTTTTTACAAATAAAAAACGTGACGCTAATGTATTGAAAAAAAAATGCGGATTTTTACGGATTTTTCCGGATTTTTTATGTAAACAAATGTAAACAAAATATTTTTCAAACATTGTGAAAAAGTGTGAAAAATATTTATGGTAAGGAGTTTTTTCATGTAAAATGTTTGTGATCCAAACCTTTAGCATGTGGTTTTATTTAAAAAGTGAAAAATTCTCTTTTTTTCTATAAAGGCTTGGCCTACTCAAAAATGGACATTTATAAATGTCCATTTTCCAAAAAAATCCTGAAAATATTTTTCAAAAAAAAACACACAATAATTTGTTAAAAAAGATTAAGACCATTTATCATAAGGAATTGAAAAAAGGGGATTTTTGCCTTTTTAAACATGTACGCCCTTAGCCCCCCATAACATTAAATGTTTATTAATTCATTAAATAAACTTAGTTCTTTTATTACTTTTGTTAAACTGTCATTTGGCTTACTTGATAATAGCTTTACAAAGTTATGTGTTGTATGTATGCTTAATATAATTTTATTGAATTCTTGTGTAAAATTCATATTATATTTGTAAATAAGTAACGCCAATTTATTTATTAATGCGCGCTTTGATAATTCATGATTGCTATATAATTCTAGGCATACTATTATTTCATCATAAAAGGTTTGCTTTTTAACGCAGCTGAAAAGGTTGAGCATGTACTTTTCCTCTATAAAATTATTAATTACATATTCCAGGTCACTATAGTCGTGGTTATAAAATATATTGTTGAAAAAAATATAATATGCATTTTGACTTTCCTTATTAGGAAATGTGCAAATACCAAAATCAATAAGTCCTAACATATATTTTGGATCATTGGTTGGATCATTGGTTGGATCATTGGTTGGATCATTGGCTGGATCATTGGTTGGATCATTAATATAAAAGAACACGTTACCACAATGCATGTCACAGTGAATGGTTGAATGATACAACATTCCCAATATATTAAACTTGTTTATTAAATAAGCAAATTCTTCTTTTATTGTATTATCCACATTTTCAATGTCTTTAAATGTTAGCCCTTTTATATTTTCCATTACCATTAATTCATGGTATTTTTCTGTAATCTCTCTATACACTTTTGGAAACCTGTATTCCTTGTTATTTTTGTACTTTTTTGTGAAAATTTCTAATGAATTAACCTCTTTAATAAAGTCCATTTGATTAAATAAGATTTCTTTATTATCTAAAAGTATGTTGGACAATTTGAGAGATTTAATATATGGAATATAATTGCATATATAAGATATGTAGAGCAATTCATCAAATACATTGGTAAACTTATATACAATATTTTTTTTCAGCATTTTAATAATTACTTTATTGTTGGCACAATCATGTCCATCAAAAACTAAACCTATTATTCCGCAATTTATAGGAATAACATTATTAAGTTTTATTGAATAAGTTTGTTCTAATTTATCAAGTAAATCATAATTAATATCGTTAATATTATACGGAACATTATCGGTATATTTTAGTAAAAATTCTTGCTCTTCGGAATATAATAGATCCTTATTTAAACATAAAGCTTGAAATATTTTAACATACACAATATTTTCATATTCCAATCTTTTAGATATGTTTTTAATTAATATTAGCCTATTATATGGCTTATTACACACATTATTTACTAACTTTATTACATTATATTTTAAAAATTCGTAACTTATTATAGTAAATAGTTTTGCAATTCTTATGATTATACTTAATGTATGAATAAATATCATAGCTAATAATTTAATAGTATATTAAAGTATTAAGTATTTATATATAATAATTACTTAATATTTTGATTATATTTTTGATTATATTTTTTATATTTTTTATATTTTTTATATTTTTTATATTTTTTATATTTTTATAAATTTAAGTTATCAATAAATGATTTAACATTATAAAACATTTTTTTAAACATTAGTCCAATAAGATTATTCATATAAATAGGTAAATCGTCCGCTATTGAAATTTGAAAATCTATTGAAAATTTCACATGTATAAATTTATTATCTTCATGTTCGTGTTCATCTTCGTGTTCATTATTAGCTGATGGTAATACTATTTCAGGTACTACAGAAATAACTGTTTTACCAAAATTGAATATTAGTGGTTCGTATTTATTATTATCTAATTTTATGTTATTTAAGTAATTGTCTATTAAATCTTTATGGTCATAAATTAAATCCTTATTGTAATATGTAATACTGTTATTTAACTTATTCAAGTATTTAGTGGATCTAAACAAAATATATTTTTGCTTAATACCGACTTCTTTTGCTATTTGTTTTAATAGTATACATATATCTGTTTCCCGTTCATTTAATACATTTAAAATATGGATTTTTTCAATTAAATCCACATTTACTTTTTCAAGTAACTCATATAATTGTGTAGTTAAAAGCAAGTCACTGTTCACTTTATACGTATTTAAATTGTTAAACTCAAATTGCAAATTATATGCCTTATTATTGGTTAAAGGCATTTTTATTTCATTTAATAGCATATTTCCTTTGTTACATACTAGTTTTGGATGATACTGGTTTTCCTCGCAATATTTCATAATGTATTGTTTATTATATTATATTTAAATTATTTAAAAATAAAATAATATGGCGGTCTATTAAAAGTATATAATAAAAGGATTTAAAGTTATTAAAATAATATATTAAATTATAAGACATTAGTGTTAATGTACACTATTGCTGTTACTAAAGATAACACAACAATTTATATGAAGGTGCCTTACGATTGTTTGTCATATAAGCAAAAAATGCATAATGGAATTGTTAAATTAAATATTAAAAAGCCTGGTGGCAGTGTTATTGTTACTACCAACGAGTTAAAGAATAAAGAATAGAGAATAGAGAATAGAGAATAGAGAGATTGATTAATGTTTAAATGTTTAATGTTTTAATGTTTAATGTTTAAAAGTTTAATTGTGCAACTAAATCAACTAATGATCTATTTTTTGGAATTAATGGATCAGCTTTAGCTTTTTCTGCTTTAGCTTTTATAGCCCTTAATTTATGTATTAACCAAGTATGCGGATCATTCATACGCGGATCAATTTGTAAAGTTTGTTGAATAACTTGCGACCTACAATGATTTGAGCAACACAAACAATCAAAACCGAAATATAATGTTGCATGTTCTGAAATAGTTTTATTGCAAAAATCACAAATAAATATCATGCTTTTATAAAGCTATTTATTCTTTAAAATAGCTTTATAAAATTATTTTTAAAACCTTTTTCTTATTTGCAATCTTTCATTAGCAATCTCTCTAGCCTATATATCTAAACTTACAATATTTTTATCACTCTTTTGCTTACGTTTAGATTTGCTAGGTATCTTACCACCCATTAAATCTTTCAAGTCATCGATGCTGATTGTACTTGCTTCGTTATTTTTCATTTCATTTACATCTATTTGCTTGGTCTTTAGCCCGCTCAATAATGAGGCAATATTTTGGTTCGATTGTGGCACATTAGAAGGCCCCTTCATTTCAGGGCGCTTTATGCGCTCTTCATCATATGGGTTGCCCTCATTGTTGCCCATGCTAGAACCCCGTGCTGCCATAATATCGGGGCGATTTACTATATTTTGCATTCTCTGGCTACGATCCGGTAATTTCGTTTCAATTGGTGCCGGCGGAGGACCCGAATTTACATTTGGCGGCATAGACGACCCGAACCCAGAATTAGAACCGAACCCAGGATTAGATCCATTTCCATTATTAAATAGTCCATTCATAAACCCGCCTAGACCCGGCTTTGACTGCCCCATAGTATTAACAGCTGCCTGAGTAAACTGCTTCATCAATTCAGGATTTTGGCGCATAATATCGTCCATACCGGGCATAGAAGATTTGAATAATGTATTTGACATATGAACCATCATAGCCGAACCGCCTAATTGAAATAATAATTTTAACTCAGGCGACATTTTAGCCTTTGACTTATATTTTTCATGTAATTCAGCAAATATATCATCATATTCGTCAATATTTTCATTTATTTGCTCACCCCAACCCTCTAATTTAATATCAAAAGGATCAAATTTGGTATTTAAAAACTCTAAACCGGTAATACAAGCCATCATCATTTTTGCTTGAAATTTAATAGCATTGGATTTCTCCTTTTCTGCAATAATTGTTTCATATTCTCCAATCATTTCATTTAAATTGGAATCCATGTTGTAACGCTTGCTTAACGAAACACCCTTCTTTTCTAAATCGTCAAGCTTTCGCAAATATTTGAATTTTTCCTTTAATTCCTCTTCTTTTGTTAATTCGGGCTTTTGCTGTGTTTTATCCAAATTAACCGGAATATTATTAAATTTACCGAAACCATCCCATGTTTTATTTTCATTCATGTTTGCTGTAGATTTTCCAAGATTAATGTTATCAGTGTCATTGTTTTTTGTAACAGGTTTTACTTGTGCTCCGTCGTTTTTGGAACCACCAAATAAATCGCCAAATATTGATTTTTTTTGTGCACTTCCTGTATCTTGTTTATATTTTATTTCTTTATTTGTGCTGTTGCTTTCAATAGTTTTGTTTGTATCATTAGCTAATGAATTAAAATTTGAATTTGAATTTGAATTTGTATTTGAATTTGTATTTGTATTTGTAGTTTCAGAAAGCTCGTTTAATTCATTTTCTAAGTTTGTAATATCTTCAATATCAATAGAAGAAGCGAATTTTTTGTCGCCTTTATTTTTTTCATTCATTAATAATTCTATACCTCCTCCAAAATTAGCAGATTTTCTTGTTGAACTAATTTCCTCAAAACGACTGTCCTCGTCTGGGTCGTTAATTTTAAATTCGGGCAATACAATATCTTCAATATTTAGAAAATCTGGCTCAATTTCAACAATATTCATATAATCTATTATGTATTAAATAGAAGATTAATTTTTAAATACTCCGCAATATATATTATATAATTTTTAATATATATTATAGTTTATAGTTTATAGTTTATAGTTTATAGTTTATAGTTTTGTTAGTTTGTAAGACTATCTTGTTTATTATCTAAATAATATATTCCTTGAAGTAAACAATCGGCTAAATCGTCTTTCTTTGAATGCTTAACAAAATACGTAAGATCATGCATCATATTTTTATTTTCCAATAATTGTTTACTATATAATATACTTAGTTTCTTTCTCTCGTTATATGAAACCTTTTTCTCTTTTTCTGCAGTCTTATCCTTGTCCTTGTCCTTATTTATAAAAGCTTTTAATTTATTTGTTGCCGAAATAAATGCTATATTATGATTATTACAATCAATAAAGTATTGAGCTACCATGCCTTGTATACACTTCATTCTATTTGCAATAGGGCTTATTTGATTTTCTATAATGATTTGGTCAATGCTAGCAAGGTCATAGTTATTAAATAGCTCATTTAGTTCATTTTTCAAACTAATCCCCAAATCAATGAGATTTACATTGTTTGCATTTACATTTTCAATTGCCTCAAAACATGTGGATTTCAAGTAGTCTTCCAAACTACTTATTAGTGTTGCTTTATTAATAGGTTTTTCAAGTTTTAAATCGCATTTTTCAACTAGTGCAGAGAGATTTGCTACTGATTGTTTATGCAAAGTTTTTACATTGCATAGCGGTAAGCTATATTCAGTTTTTTTAGTGTGATTTTTACAATAAAAAGTATCATTTTTATGAAAACATGCTTGTTTTGTGCATGTTTTTGATGAGCAAGAAATAAACTTATTGCATAGATTTATCACGTCCCATTTAATAATTTTAAAGTCTTGCGATCCATTAACAATACTATTTTTATCTAAATTAGCATTAACATTAGCATTAACATTAGTAACTTCTAAAATAACATAAGCCAAATTTTTAATGCCAATATCAATACTTAAAACTTTCATATTAATAAATTAATTGTTATATTATTAATATAAATTATTTTGTGTTTAGTTTAAAATTAGTGTTACTTATATAATTTGTAAATTATTCTTTATATTGTTTTATTATTATTATTATGTTATTATGTTATTATTTATTTCAATGTTGCTAAACATATAGAATATTGTAGTCTAGTTATTGTATAGCCAAGTAGTATATATAAGAAAAGAATAATACTTGCAAATGTAATATAACCAGACTTTCCATTAACTAGTGCAAACACTACACTGCCAAGACTTAATATAACTAACCCTAGAAAAAATAGTCCTACTACATAAAAATACAAACAAAAATTTTTACCTAATGGCGACATCAAACTATCAAAAAAATTCATTTTATAATAATAAAATATTATTTATAATATTATTATTATATTATTATTATTTTTATTATTTATAACATAATTTAATAATTTTTAATAATTTTTAATAATTTTTAATATTATAATATATAATAATATTAAAAATAATGATCACTAATTTGTTAGACTATTAACGTAATGATGCAATGCACATTGAGTAATATATTCTCATTACATAATACATAAAAATATTACTTAACATATTAAAAAACATCATAAACAAGACGAAGCCATCTTTTTTATTAAAAATTCCCACAACTATACCACCGGCGGCTATTAAAGCTAAAAATAAACTAAGCAATCCAAAAAAATAAAATAATGCGCAATAATTTTTACCTAAAGGAGCCATCAAACCATCGAAAAAATTCATTTTATTATAATAATATAATATAATTTTTTATTATATTAAATTATAATTTTTTATTATAGTAAATTATTTATTATTTATTATTTATTATTTATTATTTATTATTTATTATTTATATTTTATTATTTTATTATTTTATTATTTTATTATTTATCAATTAATTGGGTTTTAAAATATATTTGGTAACATGCTTTTGACTGTCTAGCTGCTGCCTACTCAAATACAACTCTTTTAAATCACTTGTTTCGTATCCATACGGCCTTATATTAGATAATGTATGATCAAATATATATGGAGTATGCTTATTTATTTCTAAACTTGTTTTACTATAATACGGACATACACTGCATTCATTACATGAATTCAATTGATTGTTACTTATAATAGCCTCAGCATTGATTTGTAAATAATGCCTATAGTCGGTATTAGTTTTAATATTTTTATTTCTTTTAAGCATTTCATCGTTCAACACCGAAGAATAATAATTGCTAAATAGCCGGCTGTCGTCCATTAAAGGAGGAAAATTCATAGCTATATTATTTGAGCCATTAGCACACAAACCATAACTCATATTATTATTATTATATATAATTAAAATTATTATTATTTATTTATTAATTAAATTTATTGTTAATAAAAAATTTAATTAATTGTTAATTATTTAATAATTTAATTTACGCATTTTGTAAAATTTTTATTAAATCAGCCTTTTTTGTTTTCTGTGCTGTTTCATTATCTATTAAATTTCTTGTTACAGCAATCGTTTTTAAATCGTCTACTTTCATTTTTGAATAATTTTTCCTATTAGTGTTAGTATTATTAGAACTAGCACTGTCTATTACATTGGTGTCTACATTAGTGTCTTGGTCTATATTATTTAAATTAATAATTTTTGAATTAGTGTTTAAATCAATATTAAATGTATCTAAATTTATCGGCAAATTCTTTATAAATGTTTCATCGTCGTTATTCGAAAAAAAAGGCTTATTTAAATCTATTTCCTCAAAATCTCCTAAATCTTTAATATTATTTTCTAATTCGCTTTTGGAAATTGTTAATACTTTGTCATCGTCTTCCTTGCCATCGTCTTCCTTGTCATCGTCATCTTTGCCATCTTCTGCATCATCTTCCTCATCATCTTCATCGTCATCTTCATCATCTTCCTCATCATCGTCATCATCTTCCTCATCATCGTCATCGTCTTCCTCATCATCGTCATCGTCTTCCTCATCATCGTCATCATCGTCATCGTCTTCCTCATCATCATCATCGTCTTCCTCATCATCATCATCGTCTTCGTCATCGCTTGATACATTTACCTTGCCATCATCATCATGATGAACCAATTCATTATTTACATCAGCACCTCCTACATATTCGGAACATTCATCTTCGGATACACTTATTTTTTCGCCTAAATTGATTTTTTTGATATGTTGACCCTCTTGTTTATTTTTATTAATATATAATGAATTGATGCTCTGCATTTGAATATTATAATTTATAATAAAATTTTGTAGTATTTTTCCATGCTCAATAACACTTCGTTCTAATAAGTTTAATCTGCGATGACTATATAACATTATTGAACCGCATATTAATAATATAATGCCTAATGTTAAGAGGAAACTTGAATCTAGTAATTTATATAAGATTGACATTTATTATTAAAGTTTAACAATATTATTTTAAGTATTGTTTAACGAATAAATATTATTTATTTGTTATTTCATATTTGTTATAATATTTTCAGGATATTCTAAATCTTTGAGGACTTTTAACGCTCCTTTAACATTTGAAATACCCTTTTTGATTTTATAAGTGTATTCAAAATCGTCATTGTGCTCATTTTTCTTTACTTTCATGAAAAAATTGTTGTTTTGTTTATTTAATTTTTTGCATAATTTATTATAATGAGTTGTTAACATATAATCTATATTGTTCAATTTATTTAAATGATTTAAATAGCCATAAGCACTACTAATTGCTTCATCAGGATTTGTTCCACTATAGAGCTCGTCAAATACGCAAAAATGCGTTTTATCTTTATTATTCTCAATGAGTTGCAGTATATTTTTACATTGTCGTGCTTCGGCTTGATATAAACTGTCGCGGCCTCCTGTATCAGGAATGTTAATATAACAATGTATATAATCATATACTTTTATTGATGCATTATTGAAAAAACCACATCCTATTTGTTGACACAATAATATGTTAAATAATGTTGATTTTAATAGTGTAGTTTTACCCGATGCATTTGGTCCCGTAATAATTATATTTTTATCCAATTTATATGAATTTTTTACAATAGTCTTAGTTTTAACTGAACATGGATCGCTTTTTTCAATAGTTAAAGCCTCAATATTATTTAAATTGGCAAAATAAGAATTGTCAAAATGAGTGGGCTCGCTGTTACTATTATAACTACAATAGTTCATGACTTTAGCGCTAATAAATTGTTGCAGTGTTAGTATATTTTTTATATACCCATTAAAACCAAAGGAGAAATATAAACTATTGATAAAACTATCATTTTTATTTAAATAATAAAAACACTTCATTAATTGGCCTAGCTCAACTACTTTACTCATTGATAAAGAATAAGGCGTTAATCTTCGCAATTGGCACAAATATGAATTAAAAATAGCACTATTGGAAAGTATAAATTCATTAAACTCCTTATAATGATTTAAATTTTTAGAATAATTCAAAAAATTGTCATAGGTCTTCAAAGTTTCTAAAATATATTCTTTTAAATCATATAAAATATTGTGAATATATTTAATATTATAGAAATACTTTATGCATCCGTTTATATTTAAATATAATTGGAAAATGTAAAAACCAAAGCTAAAAAGTATATATATTTTATTTGTTAAATTTGTATCACTTAAAGAACTAAATAATTGACCAATAATATGATTAGAAAACACCGTCTTTAAATGGTTAAAATATAGCTCAAAAGTAACATTATGCCCTTGCAATTTAATTATGAAAAAGGGCAATAATAAAAATAAAATCGGAATAAGCAAAGAAACTATGGGTGTTGAGAGATTATAAACGCTTAGCGCCTGTAGTACTAGGCTATTATTATTAAATTTATTTAATAATGGAATATCAATATATTGATATTTATTTACAAATCCATTATCATATATAATATTTTCACAATTATTATAAACTACTAAATCATTGACACACGGACTATCGCTAAATTCCACTTTTTTAAGCGGCTTATAGTTTTTAATTAGGTCCTGGGTTTCTAACAAAAATTCTTTATTGTTTGTATAATATTTGCTCCACTTATTTATAACATTTTTCTCAAAAATGGTTTTTGGGTCAAATACATGGTAATATAAATTGTAATTGGCGTCATTAGCAGAATGATCTAATGAATTATTAGTAATTGCTAATTCGTTGGCTTTAACTAACTCTAAATCATTAACAATGTTATTATTGATGACAAACAATGATGAAGTGTCTAAATATTCTATAGGTAACTTAAATGCGTTAACATATTTTTCCTTGCTATTGTAATCGCCTTTTTCATAAAAACTTAATATTGCGTTAATTATTTCCATAATATTTATAATGATCAAATACTTTATAAATATTAATATAACGAAAATAATTAAAAGAATAACATTAAATTTTAATATTAGTTATACTTATTAATGATAATCTATGACATAGACTTTATTAATAATTATTATAAAACTATTATGCATGAGAAAATAGATAGTGCTATTGAGAGTTTATTAAACAATGTACTAGAAACGATTAACCTTGAGGCGCTAGTAAATAATTATGAAACCGATAATGATAATAAATTTAAAAAGAAAAACAAATTTAGAAAGTATGATAACAATAATAATAATAGCGTTAATAGCTTGAGCGTTAATAGCTTGAGCGTTAATAGCTTAAGCTTAAACAATAGCTTGGCAAAAGACAATTTCATTTTAAGCAGAACCATAAAAAATACTTATGTTAACACTAAAAAAAAAACAACAGAAGACAAAAGCAAACATGAAGCAATTAAAAGCAATATTAAAACAATACTAAACAAGTTATCGCCATCCAATTATAGCAAATTAGAACCTGAATTAATAAACATTTATAAAGAATGTTTGGAAAATAGCAATAGCAATAACAATAGCAATAGCAATAGCAATAGCAATAACAATAATGACCCACTATTATTGGTTAATATTGATAATTACATAATAGAGCATATATGCTACAACAATTTATCTTATAGCGTAATATATGTAAATATATTATTTGCATTAATTGAGCATACTTACGTTAAAACTAATAACTTGGACATTATATATATATATAATGCACTTAAAGAAAAATATTATGAAATGTTGAAAATAGATAATATTATAAAAAATAATACAGACGATGATGAGTATACTATTAATAAAATAAACGACAAATATAAGTGTTTTATAATTTTTATAATAAATTTTAATAAGAAAATTTATTATTATGAATTAGAAAACACTGAAAATAAACAATATGCGCAACAATTTTTTATTAATTGTCATGTAATTGAAGACTATGTGGCTTTACTTAATAACTTTTTTATTACTAATTTGAAAATAGAAAACAACAGTTCTTATTGCGAAATCATACTTGAGTTCCTTATAATCATTTATAATGAATTATTTAAAGAGTTGACAATTATGAAAATAATAGATAATAAGCTCAATTTATATAATGCACTTAAAACAATATTGGCCAATGAGCGTGATTGTGGGCTTGTTAATTTTACAAATAAAATTAAATTTAAATTAATGGATATTGAGGACAAGTATAAAAAATATATATTATAAAAACATGTTATAAAAACATGTTTAATATGTTTTATATGTAATAAAAAATATGTATATAATAAAAAATATGTATATAATAAAAAATATATATAATAAAAATATGTTATAAAAATATGTTATAAAAATATATAAATATATATAATGATTGCGTCAAATATAAAAAAAGAGGTTCGCTATATTGTAACAAATAGCATAGATAAAACGGATTTAGATAATGAGGCTTTTGTATATAATGCAAAAATATATAATAAACATATTAAATTTGTTTTAGGTGCTCCTAAATTTGAATATTTGAGCTCTGGCGTTTTGTATTTTAACATTTATTTAGTAAATAATAGTTCAATAGTGTCTAAAATAGGTATTTATGAAACACATAATACTGAATACACTTCTTTGTTGGATGATAGTGGGGATATTGATTTAAACAAACTGTCCGAACCAATTATGTTTCAATTTTCTAAATCACTTATTATGAATAATTATGAATTGATTGATGATTTTGAAACAAGGTCAAACGTAAGCGAAGCAACTGATGTAAGCGAAGCAACTGATGCAACTGATGTAAGCGAATTAACTGATGCAACAGACGCAACAGACACAACAGACGCAACTGATGACAATGATGCAAAGAACAACAGCAATGTTCCAAACATGAAGTATAATTTAATGACTTTAAATAGTCAAACTAAAGAAGAAAGCGATTATGAAATTGCCAATTATGAAGAAGACCCTAAAGATAGTTGGGTCAATAAGTTTTTAAGAAGTAACAAATACGAAATAGTTGACAATGAAGGCGGCGGGGACTGTTTTTTTGCGGTTTTACGCGATGCTTTGAAAACGGTGAAAATAGAAACGTCTGTAAAAGCTATTCGTGAAAAATTAGCAGGCGAAGTTGATGAACCCATTTTTCAAACTTATAAAGAGTTATTTGACATGTATTATAATAATATGAAAACAACACAAGAACAAGTAAAAGGGTTAAAAACTAAACACAATACTTTGAAAAAAATGATTAATGGAACAAATGATGGTCCTGATAAAATGAAATTAATTCAAGATGCCAAAGACAATTTTAATACATTTACGTCTATGACTACGAAGAACAAGGAACTAGAAAATTTAGCACAAGAGTTTCAATTTATGAAAGATGTAAATAGTGTTGAAGATCTTAAGAAAGTAATTATAGAAGTTGGTGGGCGATTTTGGGCAGATAATTGGGCACTAAGCTCACTTGAACGAATATACAATGTGAAGTTTATTATTTTATCTCAACACAATTATCTAGAAGGAGAACGCGAGAATGTTTTGCAATGCATTAGCCCGGATATTAAGTTAGAAGAACAAGGTATTTTTGAGCCATCATATTATATTATTGCTGACTATTTTCAAAATAATCACTATAAAATGATTACTTATGATAAAAATGTAAAACGCGGAGCTCTCACATTTAGCGAAATTCCATATAAAATTAAAGAATTGATTTTAGAGAAGTGTATGGAAAAAAATGCTGGATTATATGTATTAATACCGGACTTTAAAACTTTTGCAAACAAAAATGGAGTAGAAACAAAAGGAACTAGTAAAAAAGGTAGTTATGATACATTGGTAGATACTAAAATGCCTAAGTCACAAGATTATAGTAATAGTATTGTAATTCAAGTATATAATAAATCAAAACATGCGAAAGTTGGGGAAGGATCTGGTGAAACAATTAAACCAGAATTAAAGATTTCTAAAAATGTGCTTGAATTAAATAATAAAAAGAAATACCCTGATTGGCGTAAAAAATTGGATAATGAATTTTTAGTAACCAACTTAAAAATCGATGGAACAGATTGGACAAGCGTGAAACATTACATGTTAGGAAGTCGGTTTAATGGCTTAACTGAAATAATTAGTAAGTTTAAAAAAGAGGGATTATATGGGTCTAATGTAGAAGAAGCCCAAAAATTTTATGATAGTCAACTTGCCAAAAAATCTATTAAATCAACAATTGCAAACGATGAAGAATTTAAAAAATTGGAAACCGGACTATTAGAAAAAGCGCTATATGCAAAATTTACACAAAATGATGATTTACGAGAACTATTATTATTAACAGGGAATGCGCAAATCAATAATTTTAAACAAGGTAAAGGTGCAAGTCCATTTGTTGAATTAATGAAAGTTCGCAAATTAATAACCAAATAACCAACAATTTATTTAATTATTTAATTTTTTAATCATTTATTTTTAATCATTTAATTTTTTAATTTTTTAATTTTTTAATTAAATAATTAAGTATAAAATTATTATAAATAATAAATATATATATATAATGGGTATAACAAGGAAAAAGAATAAATTTTTAACTAGTCTTGCTCAAAACACAGGTGCTCAAAATGCAGGTCCTCAAAACGTAGGATATAAAAATAAGTCAAAGAAAAAGTATAAGGAGGAGATGGTAGGTGGAGCACCCAAAAAACAAAAGAAGGAGATGGAGGCGCCGAGGGCGGAGTGGATTAAGGAGAAGCAGGCGCTGAGGGCGGAGGTGAATAAGGTGAGGGAGCAAGCGAGGTTAGCGAAGAGGGCGGAGGAGGATAAAGC